CATAGGTAAATACAAACAGGCCATGCGTCCTAAAAAATACCTGGACGGTAAATTTATAATCTACGATGAAACCATGCCAGACGCTAGCGACGCGCAGCTAGGAGCTAGAGACGAGTTTGCGATTGGGGGACAAAGCGTTGTTCGAGAAGAATTTAGTGAAGGTACTAAAATAAAATTAGTTAACTTTGTTGAAAATTTTGTAAAACAAAACAATAGACAGCCTACTATAATGGAAATTGCAAATGGTGCAAAAGCATCAACAGCAAGTATTAAAAAATATTTAAAAGAAGGTGAGGACTTTACAATAGCTTCTAAATTAGAAGCAGCAAAACTTGGTGGTAAAAAACCAACTGGTATTACAAAAGTAAATGATAAATTAGTAAAAGAATTTAAAGATTTAAAAATAAAAGGTATATCAACTTCTGTTGAAACAACAAAAGCAGGTAGTAAATCATTTAGAATAAGATTTGATAAAAAATTAGGACTTAAAGATATATTTGTTCCAGCTACAGAAGAAAATTTAAACAATCTTAAAAGTGAAGTAGCTCAAATTATAGATAGTGATAACTATAGTAAAAATATTACACCTTTTCAAACTGATGCAGATAAAAGAAAAATAAGACAATTTAAAGAAGCTCTATATAAAAAACAAGATCCTTATGGAGTTTACAAAGCTTTACAAGAATATAAAACAGAAAAATTTCCTGGAACTTTATCTAAAGAAATTCAAATACAACATGGACAACCAAAATTTACTACTCAAACTTTAAGTAGATTTGGATTGATACCGGCAGATGTAAACGTATCTGCCCCTGTAGAAAAAACAGAAAGAATTAGAAACAATGCTCTTAAAATTGCAATGTCTAAATTAAATAATCCTAATCGTTCAATTGCAGATAAAGAAAAAATTATAGAAGAATTTAATGATACTATGAAAGGATTAAGAGGTCAGTTAAAAGGAACACCAGCTCAAGGTTTGGTTAATTTTGAATTATTAGATATTGATCAAGATGGAAACATAACAAAATTAAAAGACACAGGTTTCAATCCTAAAAAAGGAATGGCATATGGTGAAGCATTGGGTGAATTAGATTTAGCTAAAATTACAAAAGAACAAGCTGATGAAATTATAAATTTAGGTAAACAAAAAATAGATGCAGAGGCTGTTAAGTTACAAGGATTAACTACAGCAGATAAAATTAAAAGACCAGAATCTGCCATGACAAGAGAAATGTTTGACAGATTTAATAAATTAAGAGGAGTTTTAATTCCAGGATTAGAAGAAATTAAAGATAGTTTAAAAAAACTTCCAGACGATATTAAATCAAAAAGATATTTTACTGCAGCGTTAAAAGGTTTAGGTATTGTTGCAACACCTTTAATTGTTTCAGGAATGTATAATGATTTTAAATCTGGTAAAACAGTTATGGAAACTTTAGAGAGAAATTTAATTGGTACTGATGCAATCGGTGGTATGAAAGATATTTTTGCATTATCTCCTGAAGAACGAGAAGCACGATCAGTAGTTAAACAAGCTGAAATGGATGAACAAATTGCACAAGACTTTTCTGGTTTAGATACTGATTTTCAAACTCCAAGAGTAGAATCTAAAATGTCTTTGGAAGAAGCATTAAAAGAATATGAAGAAGGTTTAAAAAGAGTGGAATTGGAAAGAGAACAAGAAGAAGCTGGAAGAGCTGAAGGAAGAGCTAGTAGTTTTGAAGGTTTAAAAGATTTAATGTTAGGTGAACGTTTTCAACCACAAGAAATACCACAACAATTTTTAGCTAGTGGTGGTCGTGTAGGTTTTGCAGATGGAACCCCACCGGATCCAAGTAAAAGAAAGTTTATGAAAATTATGGGTGCACTTGCAGCAGTCCCTGTAATTGGTAAATATTTTAATTTAGCTAAACCTTTAACTAAAGCAGCTCCAGCTGCAGTAGAAGCAGTAAAAGGTATACCTCCTTATTTTTTTAAAATGGTAGAAAAAATTAAACAATATGGAGATGATGTTACTAAAAGATTTTCAACTCAAGAAAGAGAACAAGTATATAATTATAGAACATCCGATGCAGATTATGAATTAATAGAAGATTTAAATACAGGGGACACAAGAATTAAAGTTATAAAAGGAGACCCTGATCTTCCTGGATACAAAGAACAAGAACTAACTTTAAGTAAAGGTAAAATAGATGAAGCTACAGGAAATGTCCCTGATGCGTATGATGAGTACACAGTCAGATCAGATTTTGATGGTAAGATGAAAGACATTGATGAAGGCATAGATGGCATAGATGATCTAATAGAAGATACCATTGGTTTTGAAAATGTTTCTATAAAAGAGTTGGAAGATATGGGCTATGATGTAAATAGATTATCTCCAGATTTTAAAAAGAAACTAGGAATTAAGTAATGTATTCTAAAGGTAAAAAGAGTGGTCCACCACCAAAAAAAGGCCCTACACCACAAGGCTTGAATATTCAATATAATACTGTTAAAACAGTCAAACAATCTGGAGAAAAAATAAATGGCAGAGATAGACAAGGCGCTACCAAATATAAAAGTTCAACCTGAAGAAACAACTGACGATATCGCAGTTGAAATGGTTGAAGAAATTGAAAAGGTACAACCTGGTGAAACTGAAATTACTGAAATGGAAGATGGATCAGTTGATGTAAACTTTGATCCAGAATCTTTAAGACAATCACAAGCAACTGACTTTAATGCTAACTTAGCTGATTTTGTAGATGAAAGAGAGTTAGGATATTTAGCTTCTACACTTTATCAAAATTATCAAGACTATAAAAGTTCTAGAAAAGATTGGGAAAAATCATATACTCAAGGATTAGAACTATTAGGATTTAAATATGAAAACAGGACGGAACCGTTCGCCGGTGCTTCGGGTGCCACTCATCCGGTGCTTGCTGAAGCTGTTACTCAGTTTCAGGCGTTGGCATATAAAGAGTTACTCCCAGCTAATGGACCAGTCCGAACACAAATAATCGGAGTTCAAACTCCAGAAAAAACTCAACAGTCAAATCGTGTAAAAGATTTCATGAACTATCAGTTGATGGATCAAATGAAAGAATACGAACCTGAGTTTGATCAAATGTTATTTTATTTACCTCTTGCAGGTTCAGCATTTAAAAAAGTTTATTATGATGATTTATTGGAACGAGCAGTATCAAAGTTTGTTCCAGCAGATGATTTAATTGTTCCGTACACAGCTACCTCATTAGATGATGCGGAAGCAATTATTCATCGAATTAAAATTTCTGAAAACGAATTAAGAAAACAACAAGTAGCAGGTTTTTATAGAGATATAGAACTAAAAGCAGGTCACGATAATTTAACTGATGTTGAGAAAAAAGAACTTGAATTAGAAGGCACTGTTAAAACTGGAAGAGATGATGATATATTTACATTATTAGAGTGTCATGTTAATTTAGACTTAGAAGGTTTTGAAGATGTTGGACCTGATGGTGAACCAACAGGAATTAAATTACCTTACATTTTAACTATTGAAGAAAATTCTAGAGAGATATTATCTATTAGAAGAAACTACGAACAAAACGATCCAAAGAAATCTAAAATACAATACTTTGTACATTTCAAGTTTTTACCAGGTTTAGGTTTTTACGGTTTTGGTTTAATTCACATGATTGGTGGATTATCAAGAACTGCAACCAGTGCACTAAGACAATTACTAGACGCTGGAACATTATCAAACCTACCTGCCGGATTTAAACAAAGAGGTATTAGAATTAGAGATGATGCACAAGCAATTCAACCGGGTGAATTTAGAGATGTAGATGCTCCTGGTGGAAACATAAGAGATGCTTTTATGACTCTTCCTTTCAAAGAGCCAAGTGCAACACTTCTTCAACTTATGGGAGTCGTGGTAAATGCAGGACAAAGATTCGCTTCCATAGCGGACCTGCAAGTAGGTGATGGGAATCAACAAGCAGCTGTGGGCACGACTGTAGCCTTGTTAGAAAGAGGAAGCAGAACAATGTCTGCTATCCATAAGAGAATTTATTCCGCACTTAAAAATGAATTTAGAATTTTATCAAGAGTATTTAGATTATACTTACCTGCAGAATATCCATACGATGTAGTTGGGGGTCAAAAAATGATTAAACAATCAGACTTTGATGATAGAGTGGATATACTGCCAGTTGCTGACCCTAACATTTTCTCACAGACACAGCGTAT